CGTTCACGGAATCGCTCACTGCCCGCACTCCCGAGTCACGCCGCACACGATCCCCACCCGCTCCATGTTCTCGACGCAGCGCAGGCAGGAAGCGCGGGCTGCATCGCACTGTTCGGCCAGCTCGCGCAGAGGCAGGGCCACTTGCTCAGCCAGGGCATCCCATGTCTCGGGTGCTTCCGGGTTGCCTGTCCACCGAGGCCACTGCGGCGGCAGGCACGAAGCCTTGCACTCAGCACTGCAGCTCACGGACACAGGCCCGAGGTCAGGCGGTCGGATGGCCTGTTGGGTGCAGCCTGCGAGGGCCAGCACCAGCAGCGCCACGGATGCGCGCATCACTCCCCACCCACCAGAGCATTGACCGCATCCATGCGCTCTTGCCCAGGCGCACAGGCGGGCGCAGGCAGCGAGGCGATACGGTCGCGGTAGACCACGCGCGCGGTGCGTCCGCGCTCGGCGATCTCGATCAGGTCTTGCAGCAGCAGGCTGCGATCCAACTCGGCCAGGCTCACAAGCTGGGCCAGTTGGTCGGCGCGCTCAGACAGCGCTTCCGCCCGGCCACGCTGCACAGCCGTGGCGATCTCACCTTCCGCTTTCTCGCGCGCGGCGCCGAGCTTCAGCAGCAGCCATGCGTTCCCGCTCAAGCTCAGTAGCAGGGTCGAGCCCAGCACGCCCGCTGTGATCCATGCAGCGCGCGCCGTCGTTGCCCCAGACAGGGATGCAAGGATGGTCACTCTGCTGTCTCCCGCATCTGTACCGTTCGGGCTGCCAGTGCGTGCAGGTTGCGCATGTAAGGGTCATTCATCCGCGGGGCTGGTGACAGCGCCCAAGGCGACCGAAAGCATGCCAGCGATCTCGATCGAGTCCATGTCTCGGCCGAGGGCGCGCAGTGTGACCTCGCCCTTGCATTCGGTGATCAGGACGGCGCGGTTGACTGGCGAGCGCAACAGGTCGCCGGCCAAGTCTTGCAGGTCTTGCGGGATGCTCCCGCCGCCGATGCTCTCGATCTGGCGCACTATCACTCGTCCTCGTCAGGCTCAGGCAATGGCGCCGTCTGCTGGCACAGGTTGCCAGTGCAACGCGGGCCTGTGTTGCCAAGGTCGCGATACGGGCCGGGGCTGTCCAAGCGATTGCCAGTGCCGAAGTCGGTAGCCGTGTCGATCCGATCGCCGCCGATGGTGTCGCGACGGGTGTCGTCACCCATGCGCCAGTCGCCAACGTGTTGGTCGCGCCCGATCTGGTCGCGCCCCACGGTGGTGGTGTCGCCGATGTGCTGCGTCCCGCTGATCAGGTCGCCGCCGACATAGGTGCCAGGGGCCTGCATCGCAAAGGCGTCTGCCACGCGGCCGGTGACGCCTCCTAGCGCTTCCACGATGGCCACCTCGCGCCCGGCGTTGACCTCGGCAATGCGCACGCTGTTGCGGCCGGCGTCGATAGCCGCATAGGTCTGGCCAAGACTAGGCAACGCGCCCAGCAAGGCCAAACCGACACGCTCGGCAGCGCCAGGCTGGCGAACGTACTGGCTGACTCCCTGCTGGCCTGCGCCGCCCTGCACTGCCATTGCGGCGAAAGCCTTGGCGGCCACGACGCAGGTCGGGTCGCCGTTGCATGCGTCGGCGTCGGCGATCGTGGCGAGCTGCTGCGCCTGCTGCTGCTGTGCGCGGGCGTTGGCTTCGATATAGGCCGAGTAATTCGCGTCCGGGGTGCTCGCGCACGCGGAAAGGGCCAGCACAGCCAGCACGAGAATCGATCGCATGGTGTTCTCCTAGCCCGGGACGGGCGTGTTGCCCAGGCACAGCGAGCGCGCGTGATCGCGTCGCACCACAATGCCGCGGCAGTTGTTCTTGGGGTCGCGGCAGTCACGGCCGCCGACGAATGTCCAGCGCATGAATTGCTCGCAGTAGACGGCCGGGGGCTGCCCACTGTTGATCTGTCGCACCAGCGTGCTGCTGCACACAGCTTGCTCGCCGACGTTGTAGCCGAGGTCAACCAGCGAGACGGCCACGTTGACCGGCACCGGACGATGTAGGCAGCGCTCGATGCGCGACCACGAAACTTCGACCCGGCGGCCGAGCATCTGCATGCATTGCTCGTGCGTGAAGGTCTGGCCCATGCGGATGTGCGGGCCTGTCTCGCCAACGCAGGCAGTCGGCACGCGCTCGCCCCATACCGGGTCCGCGTAAGTCCGAAGCACCACGTTCTCATTTGCCACCAGCAGCGCAGACGCGCCAAGGATGACCGCTGCGGCGCTTCCGCCGATCAGCTTGCTCTGCGGCTTCACAGGAGGCCGAACTGCTTGCGGAGCCAGTGCGAGAACGGCATCGGCGCAGCAGGCGCCACGTCCTCGGGGTTGTTCATGGCGCGCTCAAGCGCGACGGCGATCTGGTCCTCAGTGAACAGGAGCGGACGCAGCGTGTCGCCGTCATCGATGTGGGCGCAGTAGTAGCTTGCGCCTGATCCGAACTTCCGTTCTGTGTTCGGCGTGCGCTCGCTGACATAGATGCGGGAACGCACGGGCGGCGGGGTGATGATGATGATCGTGCTCACTCGGCGTCCTCGGGCTTGAGATGGGGCGCTTGGGCGTAGATCGCCGCCAGGTAGTCGCGCAGGGTCTGGACGTCACGGCGCAGCTCGCTCACTTCGGCATCGCGCCGCTGCGCCTCTTGGCGCGAGACGACGACGAAGACCACCGAAAGCGCGCACACCACTGCCAGAGCGGTAGTGCACAGCCAGACCCCGACGCCTCCGGCGTTGATCTGGACTGTCGTTGTGTTGGTCCCTCGCAGCGCTTTAAGCAGGCCAGCGAGTTCTTCGTGCCTATCCGTCGGCACGCGGTTTGATCCGGCTGTTGACTCGGGTGTATCGCGCACCGTCGATCCCTTCGCGGTCGGAAAGGATGTCGACCGCTCGTTGAAGTGGCTCAAGCCGCGATTCCAGCTCGTCGAAGCACTCGCCAATGAATGCCCGAAGCGCTTTCATGTCGGCCTCGAACTTGGGCGCATGAACTGCCGTGTCTTCCTGGCGCTGCACGCGCAGCTCAATGGCGTGGATGCGCTTTTGAAGGGCCAAGATCCAGCCCACAACAGCACCGCCCACGGTCACCAGACCGCCCGCGATTGTCAGGAAGGTCATCAGGTCCATGGGAATCCATGCCGGGTCACGCTAGGGGAGAACATAGGCCGTTGGCGCGAAGGAACGGGCGCGCCGCAGAAACCAGACCGCAACGCGGGAGGCTAACGCCCCGGCTGCCTAAGTTGTGCCGTGAAGTCGGCCCCGCACCCTCGGCTTGCGAGTGCCGGCGTTTTGCCGGCGGGGTTCGGAAACGAAAAAGCCCCGCACTTGGCGGGGCTTTCGCGCCGGCAACTTCGCCAGCGTGCCAAGATTTCACCACCGCATGGCTGCCACGTCAAGCGGCCCGAGCAAGCGCCATGAACCGCCCTTCGACAAGGGCGAATCCGACATCGTGCAGCGCTCGATACTGTGCCCGACTGATCTTCTGCCCGATCAGTTCGCATGCCGTCTCAAGGCGCTCAACTTGGACACGACCGCGGCCGGCGTACCAAGCTCGCAGGACGTGCGCGGCCTTGGGTCGCGTAATGCCCAGCTCGTACACCATCACTTCAACCTCGAAGGCCTCCTGATCGACCTCAAGAGGCTTGAAGCCAGTGGGCCGCGACGGCATTTCGCCCTTGTGCTCGATCAGCACCTGGAGCATGTTTTTGCTTTGGTGGCCGAGATACTCGCAATCTCGGTGCAGGGCGAACTCGCGCCCCCACGCATGCAGACGGGCCTCGACGTAGGCGCCGAAGGTGTTGATCGAAGTCATAGGCGGCGTTCCTCTGGCAGCGATTCGGGGAAGCAGAGTTCGGGGTGCTCGCACATGCGTTCGCCCCAGCAGTAGAAGCAGTCACCCAGCCGAGGCTGGTAGCGCACAGGCGGTGGCGCGAACAGGTCGGGCTGGTCATGGTCAGGCTGCACGGGTGATGCCCTCGGGCCGAAGTCCTGCGACGGTGACTGCGACCGCCAGCGCTGGCCATGCGTGGGACTTGACGCCGTATGTGGGGCCGGGCGACTTCTTGCTGCCCTGTGGCCCCAGCAGATCGATCAAGGCCTGCCGGATGTTGGCGTCCTTGGCCCTGGCGCTGCCGCAGAGGTGCATCTTGACCGCGTGCCGGGTGACAAGCTGCACTTCGCGACCGCGCTCTGCGCACGTCTCAACCATGCGGCCGATGTTGACGCAGGTGGCGAAGACCTCGGCGCCTACAGGCATGCCGTAGGACGCGATCATCTCGACGGCGATCCGACAGGCGGGCGTGTGCGTCGCCGTGCCGCGCAGCATCGCCAGCGTCTCGTGCAGGGTGGACACGCCCGAGTCCATCACGGTCAGGCCGGAAAGCAGAGCCCATCCGCATTGTTCGGGGCCGGGGTCGATTGCGAGGATCACGCCATCCTCCGGCCGATCTCGGCGGCTACGCGGGTGATGGCGCGGCGTACGTCGGCGGTTGATTCCACATTCCCGCCGTGCTCCCAAATCAGCCAGTCAATGGTTTCGTCTTGAAGCACCTTCACCATCAACCGAAACGCATCGCCGTCGTCGTCGATCGGGTTCCAGAACATCCAGACACCGTCCGCGACACCGCCATCGCAATGGAACTTTCCAGGCGCGTACTCTCGCACCCTGTAGCCAGCCGCCTTCGCCGCCAGCTCCAACAGCTCGCGATCCTCACTGTTCATGCCGCCTCCGCTTGCTTGGCGCGCTCGATCACGCGCGGGTCTTGTGGGATGTGCCGGCAGCCGAGGCAGCGCCAGCCCTCGCGCCCGGGGATCGACTCGGTAGCGGGGTCTTCCTGCGGGTGGACTGCCCAGGACTTGCAGTCCTGCGACATGGGCAGCGGGAAGTCGGGTCGGTTGAAGCACAGCGGCCTTTCCCATGCCCGCGCGCGCATGGCGTTCTCGGGCTGCGTGGGGTACTGGATGGGCTGGCTGTAGATGCTCACGGACTGCACTCCATGTAGGCCGCGATCACTTCTGCCGCGACCTGCGGGACGAGATAGGCGATTGCCCGCTGCAGAATGGCCGGATCGTCGCCAACAACTCCCAGCATGTGATTGCAACCACGGCATAGCAGGCCACGAACGGCGCCAGTCGCGTGACAGTGATCGACATGGAACACGCCCTTGAACTGGTCAGCCTCAAGGGCATGGCAAATGGCGCAGTTGCCACCCTGCGCTTCCAGCATTGCCTGATAGTCGGCCAGCGTCACCCCGTACTTGCGCACTAGGTGGCGCTCTCGGGTAGCTGTCTTGTCCTTGGCATACCGATCCCGCTCATACGTTGGCTTAGCTTCGCGCCATGCGCGCTGAGCGGCCGTCCGACAGTCCTTGCAGCGCGACATGTGACGCCCACGTCTCGCCTCGTACAAAAAGCAATCAAGCGGGCGCTGCGTCTTGCACCCTGTGCAGATCTTCATGGGCGGCAATCCAGATAGGCGGCAATTACTTCCGCGGCAAGCGGGGGCGCGATGGCGTTGCCGTAGGCGCGCAGGCGCACCACGCGGCCGGGTATCCCATGAGCCAGCGGGAATGAGCCGGGTTCAACTGGCCGGGCTTTACCGTCTCGGCAGGGCAGCCAGTCGCAAGCGCCCCAGAAGCCTGCCGTGGCAGTTGATCCATCCGGCTGCGCTCGCTGCCGTCCGGGTTCGTCGCTGTCGTCGCCATCCCCGGCGAGTCCTTCCAGTCGCGGGCCGATGGCGTTACCCAGCTCGCCAGACACACCATCGCCGCCAGATCCGCGCCACGGCTCCGCATCGCTTCCCTGATTCCGCCCTCCATGCTGCGCACTCCCTTGTCCGCCAGTGCTGCTGTCGGCGTCGGCCAGCTCGCCAACTGTGCAGCCATTCCCAGAGTCAGGCCGAATCCGTTGTTTCCGTGCTGTTTCGCGCACGCTTCTCGGCGCGCCTGCCATTTCGTGTCCGTGTCGTTCTGAGGCCCCGCATTCGGCGTCGGCCACGAACCACAGCCGCTGCCGGATGTGAGGGGCGCCGACGCTGTGTGCGCCCAGAACCGCAGCCCCGACGCGGTAGCCTTGGCCTTCCATGTCTGACGAAACAAGATCGAGCCAGCCGAAGCCAGCCGCTGCTGCAACCTGCTCCCCAAACACTGTGTCAGGTCGGCACTCTTTGATGAGATGGAACCAGGCCGGCCAGAGATGCCGCTGATCTTCAAACCCATCGCCGCGACCTGCCGCGCTGAAAGGCTGGCAAGGGCATGAGCCAGTCCAAACTCGTCGGTCGTCCGGCCATCCGGCAAGACGTAGAGCCAGGGACCATCCGCCGATCCCTGCAAAGAAGTGACACTGGGTGTATCCGCGTAGGTCATTGGGGGTCACGTCCTCGATGGATCGGGTATCGACGTCGCCGGGTGCGATGTGACCGGCAGCGATCAGGTTCCGCAGCCACTGCGCAGCCGCCGGGTCAATTTCGTTGTAGTAGGCGCGCGCGCTCACCCCTCCACCCCCTGCCCGCCTTCCAGCGTGGGGCGCGGCTCGCAACCGAACCGGCCAAGGCGCACCGTTTCATCCGCCAGGAAAAACTCAGCCCCTGTCCAGTAGCCGCCTGCCATCACGCGAGGCTTTCCGCGCGTCCAGTAGCAGGAGCCATTCACCGTTTCGCATAGGTGAGTCGCGTTCCAAGGCGCTTTGGCCCACCGCGCCAAGTACGCGGCGCGCTCGGCGTCGGCCTGATCTTCAAGGCTCACCAAGCCAGGGCAGCTCCCGGCCAAGCTGCTGAGTGTCGGCAGGTCGCTGTCGGGAGTTCTCGGAATCATCTTCTGCAGCCGAATCAGGTACAGCAGCAGGTCGCTCGCCTCTTCAATGGCATGCTGCACCCAGTCACCGGCCTGCAGGTCGGCCCTGTCGACCGTGGTGCCGTACTTCGCCAGGCCCACGGCCTCGCGCTCTGCCAGCAGCCGCTGCGCAGCCTGCACGGTTTCACTCGGAATGTTCACAGCTCACCTCCACAGTGAGGACAGCGCGCGGGCGTGGCCGCAGCGTCGTCGATGAAATACTCGAAGGGCGGCATGCCCGAGTTCATGGTGTAGCGCCGCCTCCGCTGGATCAGGTCGCGGTCGTACAGGGACTTCAGCTCCTGTCGGCATGCCTCGCGCCCCGCGCCGGTCAGGCGCTCGGCCTCGATTGAGGTCAGCACGCCGCCACCCATGAGGTGCCGGAGCATCACGGCGCGGGCGCTCACCGCACCACCTCCAGAACCATCACCGGCTTGACACGCACGGCCCGGCCGGCGGGCTCGATCATTGGCCGCTCCCGCACCTTCCCCGATCGCAACATCCGGCTGATTGCGTCCGCAAACGCCTTGCGGTCTTCTGTTCCTGCGCTGGGGTGAATCACCGCCAGGCATTCGCGGCGAGTCACCGGACCATCTGGCAGGGTTTCGAGTATTCGACCCGTCCATGCGATGCGCTTCTGATTCGTTGCGCCAATCCGCTGAGCAAGCGACTGCACCCTTGCGCGTTCTGCCGCCGTCATGCCGCACCCCGCATGCTGTACCGCACGGATCGCAGGGCAGCCCAGGTCAGACCAGCGCCCGCTCCAATCACTGCAGCAATTCGCCTGCGGGCGCCTTCAACGCTCAGACCAAGACGGCATGCAATGCGCCGCTCGGTCAGCGTCTGCCCTTCCACTACCCAAACCCTCAGAGGGTCGCGTTTCATCGGTTGTCCCCTGTCATCAGCCAATACTCGGCGCGCGCTTCTTCGGGGAAGTGCGCGACCACGTTTTCGTCAATCCATCGCGTGAGCCCGGCGAACAGCTCGCCGAACTCGGTTTCGTCCATCGAGTCGAAGGCCAGTGAGCGCGCGACCTTCACCTGCGCCTTACCCAGCGGCCCAAGGTCGATCGCCTGCAGGTCGCACGCGGTGCCGGACTCGACCTGCGCGCGCTTGATCGCGTCGTGAGCAGTCAGCCCGGCGAAGGCAGGCCAGTGATCCGCCAGCAACTGGCCCAGCGCGTGCACGAGGCGGTGGAACTTGACGTTGCGCGGCTTGCTCAGCTCTGCGCGCAGGCTTTGACCCTGGCCCAGCTTGAGGGCACGCAGTCGGCGGCTGTCGTAGGGGCTGGCAGGCACCAATGCGCCGATTTCCTCGCCGGTGGCAGGGTCCACGAGGCGGCGTGCCTCCAGGTAGACCGGCTGGCGCTTGGGCTTCTTGGCGGTGGCGGCCATCACGCGGCCTCCAGGTCACGGAAGCGCATCGAGTCGGCGAGCCACGCACACTTGATCATCCCCGTGGGGCCGTGGCGGTTCTTCTCGACGTTCAGCTCGGCGACGCCCTTGTCGGCCGTCTCGGGGTTGTAGACCTCATCCCGGTACAACATCACGATGATGTCCGCCTCGCGGGTCAGCTCGTCGCTGTTCGCGAGGTCGCCGATGTCCGGCCTCTTGTCCGAGCGCTGGTCAACACTGGCCTTGACCTGCGCGAGGCTGATCACCGGGATGTCCAGGTCGCGCGCCAAGTCTTTCAGCGTGCGCGCGCTCTCGCCCACCTCTTCGTGCCGATCGCGCCCCGGAACGCGGATGCGCTGGATGTAGTCCACATACAGGGCTTCGATGTTGTGTCGGCGCTTCCACGCGCGGGCGACGCGGCACAGTTCATCCAGCGTCGGCGCGCTGCGGTCGTAGACCCAGGCCAGCCGCCCGGTCGCCAAGTCGGACACGGACTGCGTGTAGCGCTGCCAGTGCTCCTCCTCGAACCGACCGTTGCGCAGGATCTCAGCAGGCAGCGGCCCGTTCATCGCGATCAAGCGCTGCGCCAACTGCACCGCGGGCTGCTCACCCGAGATGATGCCGACCCGATGCCCCGCCTTTGTCGCGGCGTCGGCCATGTTCATCATCTTTGCCGTCTTGCCGATGCTGGGGCGCGCGCCGAAGATGATCAGGTCGCCGCGGTGGAAGCCGCCCAGACGCTGGTCCAGGCGCTCGATACCGCAGGTGATGCCACGCAATGCGCCCTTGGCGTTGTAGGCCGCCAGCACCTCGGCATGCGCTGCCTTCACTGCCTCGGCAAGCGTGTGGTCGTGGTCGCGCTGGCTGCCTGACAGCTCCATCAGGTCGCGCACGCCCGAGTCCGCGACGGCCAGGCCATCGTCAGCCGCCATCGCCTCGCGCTGCAGCCGCTGCCCGACCTCGATCACGCGCCGGAGCACGGCCTTGCTGCGGACGATCTTGGCGTAACTCTCCACGTTCGCCGCGCTCGGCGTCGTGCTGGCGAGCTCGACGATGTAGGAGCCGCCGCCCACCGCGTCCGACTCGCCCGTCGCCTCGAACCATTCGCCAAGCGTCACCGCGTCGCACGGCTGGCCTCGGGCGATCAGCTCCGATGCGGCCCGCCAGATCAGCCGGTGCGCAGGGGCGAAGAAGTCGGCCTCTGCCAGCTTGCCGGCCACGCGATCCAGCGCATCAGGGTTCAGCAGGATGGCGCCGATGACGGCCTGCTCAGCCTCCAGGCTCTGCGGAAGGCGGCTCATAGCATCTGCCTCGGCTTCGTGGGCGCGCTGGAGTGCGGCACCCCGTTGCGGGCGATGAAAGTCACGTTTGTCGCTTTGTCAGCCAGCCAGTCGGCCTTGAACCCCTGCCATCCGCGTTCGCAGCAGTTGCGCAGAGCGTCGCCCAAGGGCATGCGGGCTTTAGCGGCCTCGCGCTCGATTCCCTCTAGGGCCGTCAGCGTGAGAGCGGCCTTCTTCGACTTCCGCAGTGCGATGAAGTCGCGGGCGACGGATTCGTCCACGCCCTTCGCTTGCAGCCAGGCCGAAGGCGAAAAGGCCGGCGACGCGGCAGCGGCGCCCTGCTCTTGCTCTTTCTTCTCTTCTCTTCTCTTCTCTTCTCTGGTTACGCTTTCTGTAACGCTAGGTGTAACGCTTGCGTCGTTACACTCAGCGTTACTGTTTCGTTGCATCTCGCGTGACTTCGCCACCCTCTCGTTCGTAAGTGCCCGTTTCTTAGCGGTTTCTCCGTTGTGTCTTCCGAAGTTGGGAATCCGCAACACAGACCCGCTCTGCTCAAGCCATCCGCACATCGCCATCGCTTCGGCAAAACCTGAAACGCCAGCGATACGGTCTAGTAGCGGATATGTAACGCTGGAAGCGTTACCGTCCTGAGTGTGCGAGTCGAACCAGGCCCACACGCGAAGCAGCTTTCCGACCACGGAATCAGCGTCGATCCCAAGGAAGCCGGCCATGCTCCAGACTTCCGGCTTGTCCGGTAAGTCCTTGGTCATCTTGATCCAATCGCCTGCCATTCTTTCCACCCTGTTCCCCTGAAAACCAACACCGCCAACCTGCAGGGTCAGGCTGTCCCCCGGTCATGACTCCGGGGTCAGGCGGGTGGCGTCTCTCAAGCCGCTGCCAGCAGCTCCTGCTGCACGGGCGGCCACCGTTGATCGAGCCCGAGGGCTCGGGCTGCTGCTTCGACTTCGTGCTCCGGGTGCTCGCGCTCTGCGTGCTCGATGCAAGCGGCGATGCGCTGCAGGGTTTCCAGGCGCGTCACGCCTCACCCCGCAGCATCTGTTCCTGCAGTTCCAGCAGCTCGGCGTCGGTGCCGTAGGCGGCGCGGAACGACTTGCTGCCGTCCATCAGGCTCGGGCCGTACTGGAACCGCATCTGCGGCGGCGTGACGCCCGGCAGCGGGTGTCCGCGGTGATGCCATAGGCAGAGCGCCACGCTGGCCTCGTGCCCGATCCGTCGCCCTCCAGAAAGCAGGTGGTGCGCATCGCACCCGATGGTGACCATGCCGCGCTTCCAGCACGCGACGCAGCGGCCGGCCTTGATCTGGCCGAAGCGCTCGGACTGCGCGGCGGTGATGCGCTGGCTGCTGCCGAGGCTCACTACGTCGCCCTCCGGCGCAGCTCGCGCCGGGCGTCGATCCGGCACATGCAGTAGCGCCGCAGCGAGGCCATCGCGCGCGACTCGCCGCCGCTGATCAGGTTCGGCCAGGGCCCGGCCATGCGCGCCTCCAGTGCGTCGCGGTAGTGGCGCGCGTCGGTCGCCTGCAGGCTGGATGTGACCAGCAGCAGGGTCGCGAGCTGCGGGCTACTCAGCGACTGCATGGAGCCACCTGTACGCGCGGGACTGGCGGGAGCCGCCGGCGGTCTTGACCTCGCCGGCAGCGACCCATCGGGCTATCAGCTGACCGGCCAGGTTGTGCACGCCCGAGTCCACGCCGTTCTCGGCAAGCTCACGGGCGAGGCCATCGGTATCGAAGGTGCGCCGGGTCTTCGCCCACTCGCGGGCGTCGGCGATCTGGCCGGGCGAGAGGGTCACGCGACCGCCCTCAGCGCGCCGAGCCGTTCCATCCGGCTCTCGATCGACTTCAAGCCCTTCACCGCTTCAATGAACTCGCGCTTGAGGCGGGCCTCTTCGTCCTCGAACACGAGCGGCTGCGGGTCCGCATAGCCGGCCTCGCGCATCTCATAGGCGGCCAGCGTGTCGATCCCGCGGCAGCGCGCTTCCTTCCGGATCAAGGCCAGCTCAGCGATGTCCAGCTTCTCGCGCTTCTCCGGGTTCAGCGTGTCGTTCAGCCAGCGCGCGGCCGCGTCTGCGGGCATGCTGGGCTTGAGCATGGCGCCCACGCGCTTGTAGCCGCCGAGGGCCATCACGGTCGCGCGAATCGCGTCCTGGTAGGTGTCAAACCACAGCGGGATCTGGCTCATTCCGACGCACTCCGAGCCCGTCGGATAGCGTCGGACAGGCTCATGCAGGCAAAAAGAGAGGCGATGAACGCCTCCGAAGAAAAACGCAGCCCCGACACACCGGCCTTCCTGGCTCGGCATGCCGGGGTGCGCCCGGGGGAACGGTTAGGCCGCACGTTCGGCGGCCTCGGGGAGGGGCTTCGTGTAGCCAGTCACGCGGCCCTTGCAGTCGCGGTTCCAGTGCAGGTGCGGCATGAACTGCTCGCAGCGCAGACCGGTGGCCAGCTCGATCGAGGGGGCGCGATCCGGGTCAAGCTCGCGACGCCCGGCCAGCCAGTGACCTACAAGGCTGGTCGAGACGCCGCAGACGGCGGCGACTTCCTCTTGGGTGATCTTCCGAGAGGCCATGTGCTCTCGGAGACGCTGCGCATCGAACATTGGCGGAATCCTACGATTCGTAGATTTCGGGTCATCCTACGATTCGTGGGACGCAAGCGCAAGGCCTTGCCTCAAACTTTCAGCCGCCATGTCGCAGCCTAAGAGACAGCCCCACGAGATATTGACCTCCCGCCTCAAGGAGCGCGGGGTGACGCGCCGTGCTATATGGCAGGCGTTGGTGCGCCAAGGGCTCAAAGTATCCGAGTCAGCGGTGAGCCACTACTTCTCAGGGGAAAGGAAGAGGCCGCGCGACATGAAAGTGTTGATGGCGATCTGCAAAGAGCTGGATCTGCGGGTGGATGAGGTGTTGACCGGCGAGCCGTCCAAGGCGCACACCGGCATGGAAGAGGTAGCGCTGCAGCAGTTCCGTGCTCTGGAGCCGGCGCAGCAGGAAGCGGTGCTCTTGATGATGAAGACCATGGCGCCAAAGCATGGGAAAGACTGAGCAAGCCCCCGCCGGCAACGGCT